CGACTCCGTGCCGGCTGGGATACAGATTATCTTGAGCAGTTACTAGATGTCCTACAGGCGGCCTAAAATGGGAAATTTAGATGCGTTTGCCCTGCCCTGATACCCCTGGCGCGCTACAACCGCGAGTTGGCCTACGGCCTGTTGTTCACGCTCGCCGCCGAGATCCTCCAGACCTTCTTCCAGAATTGGTGGGACGGCAAGCTCGGCATCATCATGGTCCTGCATACCCGGGGACAGATCCTCAACGACCACCCGCACGTCCATTGCATCATCGCCGGTGGGGCGCTCACGAACGACTGCAGTGCCTTCGTGCGCGCACCCAAGAGCTTCCTGTGCCACGTGCGGCCCTGTCCAAGATCTTCCGGGGCGTTCATCGCCGCGCTGCAGCGGCTCCAGGACCAAGGCAAGCTCACCCTGAGCAGAAAACCGGCGCTTGCTACCGCGGCCGGTTGGGAGTCCTTTAGCAAGGCACTGCGCGGCCACGACTGGCCGTATACCGCCGACATGGACACCTTTCTGACGAAGCAAGGGTTCGTCAAGGCAGCAGGGCAACGCTCCGGGACGGTGTGACGAGACTATTATGATTTTATTTCGATAGGTTATAGTCCAAAGTCAGCAGGAAGTGTTACCCTGACTTGAACCATGCTGCTTTATCTGGGCCAAGCCAAAGCCCGTGGAAAACTGAGGCCGACCGGAAAACCGATTGCCCCATTGAGGACTTATGGGTTTGTCCATTGGACCAACACCTCAGGCCGTTGCCAGTTCGCTGATCTTTATGGGTAATAGGGTAGTCGAATATTTACGACAGACTGGGGTTGGTATATGCGATGAGCCACTTTTCCGATTATACAGACACAGTTGTCGCCAGTATCGGTAACAAGTTGGCCGAACGTCTCAAAGCGTGTAAGGCGCTCGCCGGCCTGTTGGAAACCACCGAACTGTCGGCGTTGCATCAGCAAACCCCAGCCGTCTTCGTCGCCATGGCCGGAACGGGTGAAATGACCTACGTGGAAACCGAAGAGCAAGATACCGTCGTACGGATGGTCGCGTACTTGCTGGTCGTGAATTCCAACGCCCGAGAACGAGAGTTCGCTGCACAGGAGCTTATTCCCCGCTTGCTCGTACATATCGCCGGGCAACAATGGGGCTTGAGCTATGCGCATCCAGCTTCGGCGATAGAATCCCAGGATCTGCATGGCTTGGCCCAGGGATTCAAGTCGGACACCTCGAGCTGGCGGACCGGCGTGTCAGTTCTCGCGAGAGCCGCCGACTTGTATGGTGGTGATAGCCTTATAAAGAATTTAGCCATCTGGGCGGTCACGTGGGAGCAGAAGCTCAGAATCGGTACGGACGCGTTTGCGGCCGAGCCGGCTGTGCCCACGCCGACGGAAGTGTTTTCGACGATGCACGGTAAGACCAGTCTGGTCATTACACAAGCAACCACCGAAGGATAAGCATGCCTGAAGAGCGAGAAGACCAACTCGAGCAACCCATCGAAGACATCCGACCTGACGATGCCGTCGCTGGCCATATTGCAAAGCATGACTTCATGCTGAGCAACACCGTGCAAATTGGGAAAATCGTCGCGCCGGAGAAAGGCGACCCTCCCAAACCGGCAGCCGGTGCCTGCGTGTTGGTTCACATTGGCGGGGAGAAGCCCAAAACCTATACACGCAGTTGGATGCCATGGCTGACACGTCGCGCTGGGCGCGATGCCGAATGGTGGAAGCCAGATCTGCATGAGCAGGTACTTGTCTTGGCGCCATCGGGAAATCTAGCACTCGGAGTCGTCGCGGGATCGATTTATCGAGGCTCCCGTGTGTATTTCCCAGAGGAAGCGGATTTGACCCAATCGCTCACTGATACGTCCGCGCCTGAGCATCTGCCCGCGGAATCTGCCGAACATGTCCACAGGCAAATCTACCGTGATGGGACGACTATGGAATACGACTCGAACAGCCACAGCGTTACCTGCCGCATTAAGCGGACACACGATGATAAGGAACCGAGCGTCTCGGTTCGCGCGGCACTCACGGACAACGGAGGAAGTGTTGATATCACCATCGACGAGACCGTGATTCAGGTGGCGGACAAGTTCGTTAAGATCACCGGTACAAAGAAAAGCACTCTTGAAATCAGCGATGATGGAATCACGCTCACATCGCCCAAAATCGTACTGATGGGCGGAACAACGACCGTGACGGTGGATGACAATGGCGCCGACGTGACCTGACAGCTGTGCGCAGGGGATTTCTTAGACGATAAATGGGGGCTGAGAGTGACGAAATCGGTAGCCGTAGACGGCCAGGTCGAAGCGACCCCAGGCACGATACCCCACCCACCGGCAGACGCAGGCGAATGGAAAGCCGGGCTGGTGGTGTATGAAACCCACGCCAAACTGAAGGTCGACGGGGAGCTGGCAATAGAGAAAGCGGAGTGTACGTTTAGCTTTTTTGGCACAAACTCGCAAGCGGTGGGCGCACTGGTCACAGCGAGCAGCACGGTAGAATTGGTAGCCGGGTCAACCAAGCTTAAGGAAAGTGGCAGGGGGATGCTGCTCGCCGAGGACTACGCCGAAGACCACTGGGGCAATAAGCTGGCAGCGCAAACCACGAACATATTAAAGACCGCCTAGAGAGCAGAGCACAGGATACCCATCATGATCGGCATGAACGCACAAACCGGGGAGCCAATCGAAGGCGTGGCGCATTTGGAACAATCGATTCGCGATATCTTGACGACGCCGATCGGATCGCGAGTCATGCGGCGCGACTATGGCTCGCGGGTGATCGGTCTGGTCGATCGGCCGCTCAATGCATCCACGATCGCCGAGATCCAGGCGGCGATAGCCATGGCCCTCACGACCCAAGAGCCGCGCATCCGACTCACCAAGATACAGGTCGATCTCAGCAACGATGACCTGGGCAGCAATATTGACGATGCCGGCCAAGGGAAGATTGCGGTCCGGATCGAAGGCTATTCCGCAACGAGCAATAGCCTGCTAACGCTGGGGAATATAACACTGCCCTAGCAGGTATGGCGATCATTCCATTAATTAGAGCAAGGGTAAAGTAATGGCTTTTCTACACGGGGTCGAAATTCAGGAAGTCGATAAGGGACCGCAGCCGATCGGCGGGGTCAAGGCCTCGGTGATCGGTCTGGTGGGCACCGCCACTTCCGGCAGTGCGCCAACGAACGAGCCAGTGCTGATCTCCGGGTCACGCAAAGATGCGGAAGAACGGTTTGGGGCGGTTGGGACAGACAAGACGGTCCCGGAGATCCCGGAGGTCCCGGAGGACAACACCCTGCCGTATGCCTTGAACGCCATTCTCGATCAGACCGCGGCCCGGGTGATCGTGGTCAAGGTGGCGGATGGTTCCCTTGAAAATGTCAAATCCGGGGTGCAAGCATTGTTGGGGGCGGAAAGCGTGGTCCATCAGACGCCACGGATTCTGATCGCGCCGGGCTTCAGCGACGAAGCAGGGGTGGTCGATAAACTGAACAGTGCCGCCGAACGCCTGCGCGGGGTGGCCGTGGTTGATGTGCCGTCGACCGTCGAAGACCCACCCACAGTCACCGACCCAATTGCCGCGGCGATTACGAACGGGAATATACTCACGCCAAGTTCCCGCCTCTACGCGGTATATCCGTTCGTCAAAGTCGGTCTAGGGGGCGATTCATTCCGACTCGAGCCGGCGTCGGCCCGAGTCGCCGGCGTAATCGCCAAATCCGATGACGAGCGCGGATTCTGGTGGAGCCCGTCGAATCGACCAATTGTGGGTATTGTCGGCACCGCACGGCCGATCGACTTTTCCCTGGGCGACAGGCTCTCGAGTGCCAACCGGCTGAACGAAGCCAAGGTAGCAACGATCATCCATCAAGGGGGGTACCGGCTATGGGGCAATCGCAGCCTGTCAGGCGACCCCAAATGGGTATTCGTCAACGTCAGGCGCACGGCTGACTTGATCAATGACGCGCTGCAGCGGGCCCACCTGTGGGCAATCGATCGCAATATCACCAAAACCTACGTGGAGGAGGTGACTGAGGGGGTCAACGCCTATCTGCGCCATCTAAAATCGCAAGGCGCGATCATCAACGGCACCTGTTGGGCCGATCCGGAACTGAACACCTGGGACCAGGTTCAGCAAGGCAAGGTGACCTTCGATTTTGACTTTACCCCCCCCTATCCGGCTGAGCACATCATTTTCCGCAGCACCTTGGTCAACGACTATCTGGAGGAGGTCTTCGCATGATTCCGAAAGTCCTAAAGAACTTCAATCTGTTTGTCGATGGCCGCGGTTATGCCGGCCGCGTAGACGAAGTGACTGTACCCAAGCTAGGGCTGAAGACTGAAGAGCATCGTGCCGGCGGCATGGACACGCCCATCGAGTTTGAATTGGGCATGAACAAGCTCGAGTGCGATTTCACCCTCTCCGAGTACGATCCGGAGATTCTGAAAATGTTCGGCTTGAGTAATGGGGCGCAAGTGGGGCTGAGTATGCGCGGAGCCCTCGACGGCGAAGCCGGGGTGACGCCTGTCACGGTAACCCTGAGAGGTGCATGGCGAGAGCTCGACTTCGGCAACTGGAAGGCCGGCGAGCGCGCCCCACTCAAGGTCATGGTGGCCTTGCGCTACTACCGCCTCAACATCGGTGGTGACGATATCATCGAGGTCGACGCCGAGAATATGGTGCGCAAGATCGCTGGGGTGGATCAGTTGGCGGAGATGCGCGGGGCCATCGGACTCTAATCTGCTGCGAGGAGACTGACACCCGATGGAGAAGACAACCATCAAGCTTCGATATCCTCTTCGCGTGAATGGCCAGGAGGTGACCGAGATCCAGCTTCGGCGTCCGAAAGTTCGCGATCGCTTGGCCGTAGAGAAGATGTCCGCGAGCCAGGCCGAAAAAGAAGTGCGGTTTATTGCGAATTTGTGTGAGATGGCTCCCGATGAGATCGAGGAGTTGGATATGGCCGACTACACCAAGATTCAGGAGACCGTTACCGGTTTTTTATCCTAGACCCTCCCACGCTGCGCGAGGCGGTTTTCGTCCTCGCTCAACAGAGTGGGTGGGGATTGAACGATCTACTCGATCTCGAGGAAGCCGAGGTCATCACCTGGCTCGACGTGAGCGAACGCATTCGCCGTCGACGAACCTAATCGGCAGCATGACGCGCCGCCGCATCTGAGCACAGAGAGCTGGTCAAGAGATACAGAACTTATGACACCCAGGGGCAAAGTCCGCGACCATTCACATCAAGATCCTCTGGCACTCAGCCTGAAACGGCTGAGCTTGGCGCCGGACAGTCCCTGGGTAAAACTACCCGCGTTTGTCTGCCTCGAGCCCCTGTTTGGCCGCGGACTGTTGCCGAAGTGGGAACTCTTTGCCGGTGAACGACATCAGGAATTCATCGGCCAGTCGGCTGATAACGAAGAGCCGGATGGAAGAGAAAAAAGATGGATCTCCACGGCGTCAAGCGCGTCCACCTCCCTCATGATTCCTCTGGGCTTTCTCCTGACCCGAACCGATCAGCACATCCGGCAATCAATGCAGCGCAACCTGTGGCGGTTGAGCTGGACCATCCGGAACCTGTTCAACGGAGTCGGCCGCCATGTTCGCGATGCATCGGACCGCCAAGCCGAGATCGCCCCCGACGAGAGGTCGAACGAGCATGCGCTGGCAGCAGTGTCGCGTGATCGTCTGTCTTTTCCGGTTTTGGGAAGACTCATCGAAACCTCCGTGAATGTCCCGGTTCTGCCCGTGCCCAACCATCTCGAGGAGAAAGGGAATCGCTCTGTTGAGTTCCCATCCCCCCGGGAAAAGAGCCGGGTCGGGCAAGGGCTTGATCGCATCGATGAAACGCCGGAACACGCGCGTGATGCCATCTTTTCTTATCGCCTCTTCGGCAAGACCATTGAGCGGTTGGTCGCAACGGAAACCCCGGGGTGGGGAACAACAGCAAAGTCGGACGGCGTTTCGACACGGCGGGGTATCCTGCAACCGCCCCAGATCCAATATGGGCGTCACACGGGTGGGCGGAGCACGGAAATCAGCGAAACCCAGAAAACCATAACGCGGCTGCTCTCTATGGCTAATGAGACAACGGAAGCCCAAACCAACCAAAAGCATCACCAAGCGCTGAAAGACCTGGAAACCAAGATAGAGGGCATGCAAGACCTGAACAGGTCTGACCTGCAGATGCTACGCCATATGGTGCAGACGCTTGCTGAAAAGCTCGACCGGCAACCACGGATACAGCCGGTCCCGCGAATGAAACGATGGTCGTTTTATGGGCCGTTGTAAATCCATAGCGATGGGATCGAGCTCGTGTCCCTTCCGCCCTGGCGGGGAAAGGTTAGTATGGGAGATGACTATACGATGATCGAAGGGCGACTCACGGCGGCTGACTTGGCCAAACTCCCTGCGCCCGACATCGTCGAGCGTTTGGACTTCGAGCAGATACTTTCGAGCTGTAAGGATGATCTGCAGGCTGAGCTGGACAAAGAATATCCCACACTAAGCGTCAAGGTGCATGCGCTGCCAGAGAGCGATTCCATCAACAAGGTCCTGGAGATTTTGGCGTATCGAGAACTGTATATTCGGCAACGCATCAACGAAGCCATACGAAATTGCTTGTTGGCATCGGCGACCGGCGGCGGATTGCGAAACCTCGCATCTTGGCTCATTGGTTGGCAGGATGAAGCGCCCGAGGAAATGCGCCGCCGAGTCCTCAAGGAGTTTGACGCCTACCAGACCGCCGGCACAGCCGCGGCCTATATCCACTTTGCCAAGGCCGTGGCGCCGCACCAAATCAAAGACGTGCATGTGGCAAGTCCTCGGCAAGAGGCCGAGGTCAACATCAGCCTGTTGCCCTGGCCCGATCACGCCGGTCTTGCTGATCAGCCGGAGCGCGCGGAGGAGTCTCGGCAGTTGGTGGCAGAGGTCCAAGCCAGGCTTGACGAGGATACGATTCGGCCGATCGGCCACCGGGTCATTGTCAAAATGGCGACGATCCATCGCTATGCGGTCAAAGCCCGGATCGGGGTGCGCGATATGCCGGGCGTTGGTGAAGTCGCCAGTGCAGGCCAGGAGGCCGTGACGCGCTATGTGAAAGAGCAATATAGGCTGGGCAGACCCGTCTTGATATCCGCGCTACTGGCGGCGGTTTTCAGGCCTGGTGTCAGATACGCCATTCTCGATGAGCCAAAGACAGACCCTCCAGTTGCTACCGATGAAGCGGCCTTTTGCGACGATGTCCAGGTGACCATCAACAAAGACGTGCCAGAGGAGCTGGTGAAAGGCGTCACCCTTCAAGACGTCACCGTGACCAAGACAGATTCCAATCGACGCCTGTTGTCCGGGGAGCTGGTGTTTGAGCCACCCGAGCACGAGGTTCGGCTCGAATACTATGGCGTGTACTGGGCCGATGATGACGGCAATCGCCTTCAGGGCCACCCATCGATTACCGCGCTGCGAGCCGGCGGCAAGCGCGGTTACACATTTCAGAATGTTTCAATACCCAAAGAGGCTAGAAAGATCGTGGTGTACAGCGGCAATGAAAACGGCGAGATGGCGAAAGGCATCGCCATGGAGATTCCCGGGCCTGGCGATTCTGCTCAATGATCAATATCTCGCAAATTCCATTTCCCGAGCTCGCGAAGGGCGAGCCTCTGGAGCAGATCATGGCGGACCTGGAGCAACGCTGTCGTACAGCAATGACTGCCCGCCTACCAGCAGGAACACCGCCCACTGACCTGGGAAAGCCGTTGATACAGGCATTGTTCAAGACCATGGCCCGGCGTGAACAGCAGATACAGGCCAGAATCAATACCGCTGCTCGAGCTGTGATGCTGGCCACCGCCAATGGCTCGGACTTGGATCAGGTTGCCGCTTTACACGGGGTGAAGCGGCTCGTGATAGGTCCCAGCGACGAGGTAAGCTCAGAGATGGAGTTGGAAGATGACGAGCGGCTCCGCGGCCGCGCCCGACTGGCCATGGATGCCTTGAGCCAGTCTGGAACGGAAGGCGAGTATCGCTTCCATGCCCTGTCGGCGAGTGCACAGATCAAGGA